AGTAAGATTATATAAGGTTTCTACTCTACTGTAAACAACTATATTTTGTCCATTATTCTCGGAAACAGTTACAGTCAGACTATCAATGTCTATTGTAGGATTGGTCAGAAGAAAGCGCCGATTTACAATGGTACTGTCGTGAACAAAGGCGTCTTGAACGTATGTTCCTTCATAGATTGTAAGATCTGCTACAGTATACGTAGAATTTGATGAGGTGTACGTATAAGCCTGATCGGTACTGAAGGTAAATGTACCATTTGCATTGGTTCCACTAAACAATGTACCTTTTGGGATAGTAAATGGATTACCTACACCGACGGTATTTGCACTGAAAGAAATAACTGCGGCTGGAGACTTTGAAGACTTTGGAAGATAGTTCAGTTCCTTAGCATGGGACACGACCGAGTCCAGCTTTTGGGCTGAATCCATGAACATCTCAGATGCCACCATGTTTAGATAGAATGAATTCAAATATGAGTTGTAAGACATTACATCTAGCATAACGTTCATATTTGAACCTTCAAAGTTATAATCTTTGAAGACCGTTTGTGACTTTAGATACTGCTTAAAGTTATCTTTTAGAGTATTAAAGTCTAGGGAGGTAAGGTCTAATGAACTATTTGCCATATGTTATCTAGCTCTTTTTAAGAAGATGTTTAATTGAATAGGCTCTGGATTATTTATTATGGAAAAAATGATTGATATACTGAAGCCGTTTCTGTCACTGTCGTCTAAAACAGCGATACCAAGCAGGTTAACTCTAGTTTCAAACTGTTTTATTGAAAGATTAACGGCATTTCTAACATCTTCTACGAGGAACGGCGTAAACAGTTCAAACATTGAACTGGTGACGTTCGACCCAAAGAATGGATCAAACAGACGCTCACCAATATTGGTAAGAATAGTATTTCTTAATGCTTGCTTAATAGAATCTTCATTTTTGACAGTAATAAGTTCACCATTCAACGGATGTTTTGTAAAGCTAGTTGCAAAGTCAGAATAGGTTTCTATCTTCTTCTGTGTTTGGCTGATTGTGTCAGCTCTTGAAACTGCCATTTTCTTTTCTTTCTTTAGAATTCATTTGGACTTGGTACATAACCGACTGGTGGCGTAGGCGATATTTCAACCTGTGTTCCTTCAATTGAAGAAATATTATTCCTTTTACCAGCAAGGCGTGTAGCACCACTTGCAGCACTTGACATAAACCAAGCTACATCTTTTCCATAGACCATAGCCTTGCCGGTACTGACTGCAGAGAAATTGGAAAGAGCACGTATATTAACCGTGTTAGAAAGAATTGTAATACTATTTGGATTAATAGTTATTTGACTGCCTCCAACTTTTAGTGTTATAGATGTATCACTAGTGAATGTAATATTACCATTAGCATTTCCGGCAATATTGCCAGGAGTATTAATCAATACTTCTTTTAAAGCGCTAATACTAAGACTGTCTTTTGTGTTAATCGTAACGCCTTTTGTAATTTCATAGTGCATTCCACCACTATCATTGATGAATGCTTGATCACCTTTCATTACATGTCGACCATCACCACCCTGTGCAATATTCTGTTGTGATGTCTTTGTTGCTTCAACTTTTGTGCCATTTGTAGCAGTTGCTTTAGCGCCGGCATGTTCTTCATGAGCACCTTGTCCAGTTGTTTCTCTTGTTCCGCCGCCAGCTTGCCTCTCGTTATTATTGGTAGTTATATCAGCTTTACTATCTTGATTTGATTTTACGCCACCGCTAGTACTTTGATTTTTATTGCCTTTTTCATCATGTTGTACAACACTATATTTACCGTCTTTCGTAACAGTTGCTGCTACAGTACCAATTGCTTTTGGATCTAAAGACTTTGCTTTATAGTTACCTGCTGCATCGGTATGTACTTGAACAAGATATTCATTGCCAAGTTCAAAGTGATCATCCATCTTTTTATTCTCAACTGTCGATGGTGATGCCGGTGGTTTGGCTAATGCACTTGCAAAAGCGCTAGCGGCGGCAGCTCCAGCTAAAACTTTTGCCAAATTAGCAGGTTTAGCGACGCCTAGAACGGCGCCAGCAACGGCGCCTGCTGCAGCACTGCTGGCAAGATCCATAACAAGATTACCAACATTATCAAATATCTGAGTCATTATAATCCTCTACTAATTGCGCCGACGATTCTACCAGCAACGGCACCCGCTGCAGCACCGGCAACTACTCTACCAACATCAATATTAATACCGTTTGATATCATTGAAAGACTATTTATTGCACCACCGGTAATTCCACTGACAGCACCGCCAAGTGCTGATGATACAATACTGTTTACCATTGAGTCGTGAACCATTCCAACTTCTTCTGCTATATTAGGAATAAAGATTGAAGCGGCTTTATCCGCCATTCTTGCAATGCCTAAAACTTTTGTTGATTCATTCATTAGACCGCCGATAGCACCCATATCAATCGCGCCCGGTAATGCACTACTTAATGCATTTCCAAAGTTTAAACTGCCTATTAAATTACCAGCAATATTAGGAAGCAACGATGATACGTTACCCATTAAATCATTTAAGCCAAAGCCAAGAACTTTAGATAAACCACCGTCGATGATACTTCCAATTCCGCCGTTTAATACGCCACCAATGGCACCACCTAGAGCACCACCGACTGCTCCACCAATTCCACCTGCTAAAGCAGACTTTGCAATATCACTTAAACTACCACCATCTAATGCAGCACCTAAACCTGAATAAACGGCTGATGTTAATCCGGAAGTTAATGGACCAACGTGTGCTTGTGCAATTTCAACGTGTTCTGTACCAGTAAATCTAGGTATGTTTCCAAGTTGATCATGAATGGTAGAGTCAAGAACAGTTAACGTTGATTCAATGACAATACCTTTAATGATCTGTGATTTTTTAATCTTCATTCCAGGCGTTGTTAATGCAAGAGCATATGCAACTGATGTAGGATCCATACCCAATGTTGGCCCACCGATTGCCGCTGCTGTAGTTAATACCATATTTGGATTATAAATTGCAGATGAAGCCGCAGCAATGGAAGCGGCTGTTGAAGCAGCACCAACAACACTGTCAATTGATAGAGCACCAACTGATGTCCCATCAAGCATGCCGCCAATAGCTCCATTAAGCATTGACAAGCCCGCTCTATCCATTATACCACCAGCCAAAGCGGGCATTGCACCTTTTAATAGACCGCAAGCCAAATCAGGGCCGCCTAATGCGCTTGCAATATTACCTAAAGCACCGCCCATAGCACCAGCAGCCATTTCAGCAATACCTGCAGGACTGGTAAGTTTATCCATCATCTTTAATGTAACCATACAGTGCAATGCTTTTTGAACTGACCCGGCAATGTTACCTGGGTCAATTTCTAATATTGCATCATGAATTTCTTTTGATCCTGGAGCAGCTGCAACCGTAGGTAGATTAGGCTTAAGGTTCTTAGCATTCTTTCTGTCTTTTTCATCTTTTGCTATCTTTTGAGCATTAGCCTTTGTGTCTTTTGGATCTACTTCTTTACCGAGACCTCGAGCGCGACCCCACTCCTTACCAGTTTTCTTTAGTAAGTCTTCTTTAGATGGTATATTACCAAGAACACCTGGATTAGCTGCACCTTTTTTACCGAAGTGAGTATATGAACCAAATGTTCTATCAATTGAACCGCCGGGCTCAAGTGACAATGTTCCTTCTTGTGTAGGAGTACCTTCTACAGTTGATGGTGTAGGCACTTCATTTGTAGCAGCAAACATATCAAAGCTACTATTTTCAGCATTAGTTTTTTCATCAGTGACCTGCTGCGCTGCAGCAACAACTTCAGTGTCATCGTAAAGAAAAGCTCCATTTGCGGGGTCAAAAACTTTTGGCATTACTAATTATCCCCCTGAACCAAAAGCTATACCGGAACCAGGCGTTGTACTACCGTCACTACCAGAAGAAAGTCCTGCTCTATGTACACTACCTAAAATATAAGGAATTTGTTTTGTATCTGGGTCCATCCAAAAACCAACAACGGTTGAACCTGGCAAATAGCAACTAGTTGATCCAATTTTATTTAATGATGGCGTATTATTCATAACTGAAAAAGCCCATATTAAATCACTATCTGGAATTGGTTCTTCACCTACATTATGGTGACCGTGAATAATAATCCTTACTTTGCCAGCTCTATCTGGATCTTGAATATCTCTAACTTCACCAACAAAAAATAAACTATTCATGATACTTTCTCCTGATATGCACCTTTAATACATTCTAAATTTGTTAGAAATCTAGGTCGTTGCTCAGGCCCACCAATTACGTGTTGCGCCTTTGCAATTAACCACCTACCACTTACTTGTGTTTCTGGTTGACTCATTCCAGTAACACTCGTTGCTTTAGGTATATTACAAATGATTACCTTACCAGCTTCCAATATTGGATCACCTAATACAGTTAACTGTACAAGTTGTTCTTGCATCTGTGCAAGATTAAGCATTTTATATGGTAATGCTTCTGGTAAATGTGTTTTATCAATATCTAATTTATCATTTGCGTGTATATATCTTAAAGTTGTTCTATTTGCGCCTGGAAATATCTGCAAGAAAGTATCCATTGCTGAAATGAGACCGGCACCTAATGCATTCATCTCGCTTGATTTCTTCTTAAGATCTGCTTTCTTATATTCATTTGTGTGTACATTAAATGTTGCAACACGTTGATTTAAAGCACCATTCTTAATACGGTTAAAAGCATCCATGTTTTGCATTACTTT